TGTTCCCCGTCCCGGTGGTGGTCGTGCTCTCTGCTACGCGATCTTCGAATTGCTGTGCCATGGCTTCAAATGTGAAAAACCCCGGTGCGGCTCTAGGTCGCGCCCGGGGTCATTGTGGAGCGCCGAAAGATCAGGCGGCCGGCGCTTCAGGCGTCGGGTCAGGCACAAGTTCGATTGCGCCTTCAGGCAGCGGAACTTCGTGGCCGGTGGCCTCGTTCAGAACGAAGTAGACGATATCGTCGCCGATCAAGTCCTTTCGGACGATGGGGCCAGTGATCGGGGTGATGACTTGGCGCACGCGGGCGCCGTTCTTGAACATGGCGGGCATGTGCTCTCCGGATCAGGTGAGGGTGAGGCTGTAGGACACGTTCACGGTGTTCCCGGAGGTTACGGGCTGGGTGCCACCAGTGAACAGGCCGGCGCTGAACAGCGTGCCCGTGGTGCCGTCCTTGGTGGATACCGTCGTCAGGAATGCGCCCTCCAGAGTACCGCTGGACGTGATCGAGAACGTGAGCGCCGAAGACAGCGACTTGACGCCCGCAGAGGCGGCTAACCATGCCGCAGTCGGTCGAGTCGTCTGCGAGTAAGCCGGGGCATTCGCGCCGCCGCCCTCAAGCCATCCAGCATGCGAGGCCATCGTGTCGGACGCGCTGATCGCGCTGTAGCTGGTCGAGGTGATGAGGCCCATGTAGAAGGCCGCCGTGTAGGCGCTGCCGCCCATGCCGTTGTCCAGAAGGTAGTTCTTGCCCACCGTGACGACGGTATTCGGGCACGGCGTGCTCCAAAGCAGGTTGCCGTCCGAATCGAAGCATTCGGCATGGTATCGACCAACCGCCAGGACGATATCGCAAAACAAGGCGTTGGTGATCCTGACCACAGCCACGACGGCAGCCGAATGGATTTTCTCGCCAGCAGCCGCAGCAGCCTTGCGAAGCCGCGCCGCAAGCGCCTGAGCCTTCTGGATGATATTCACTGATATTCCCCTCTATTCATTGCGGGATGGTACGCGATTCGCCCTGATTGCTCAATTGCGGCGGGGTTAATGCGCGATAGTTGGCATCGCAGAGCTGGCCGCCGGTGTAGAGGCAGTCGGCGTATTTTGAAGCGTCGATAGCTCGCTGTAGAGCCCAGAAGTACAACTCTTCCCGCACCATTCCGGCCGGGGGCACGCCGCTGGCTGCGCTCGCTGGGGCGGCGACGGCGGCGGCGAAGACGGAACCGCTACCGCGAGGGGTGCCGTGTTGCACCCTTGCAGCGAGAGCATCGAGAGCGCGAGCATTAGCCATACGCGCGGCATCTTGGGCGGTTGCTTCATGAAGGTTCGCCGCTTGCGTGGCGTCCGTTTGTTTCGCCTTCTCGGCATCATCCGCCACGGCCTTGGCTGTAGCGGCTTGAACGGCGACCCGGATTGATGCGGCGCCCAACGCTTGCTGGTGCGCATCGTAGAAATGCAGCCCCAGGCAAGCGGCAATCACGAGGATGACTCCCGCGATAGCCTCAAGCTCCAGGCGCGTGAACATCACACGGCAGCGCTGATCGTTGCGGCGGCAACACGAGCCTTCACGGCGGCCAGCAGTTGCGCTTGGCTTGCCATCGTTGCCTGCCCAGCCTTGATCTGCTGTTCTGCCGCCGAGGTGTCCGCCAAGTGATCCATGATCGCGCCGGCCAGCTTGACGAGTTCGGCGTGCGTGTAGGCGTCGAGGCGCGATTGGACGGCCGACAACGCGGTTTCCGCTTTGCCGACTTCAGCCTTGGCGTCAGCGACAGCGCCCTTGAGCGTCAGCGCTGGGAATGCGCGATGGATGGCGAAAACGACGACCGCCAGGACGGCGACGACGATGGCGACGATGAGCGCGGGATCGGTGGGCATGGTATTCCTTTAAGGGGTATGACCGTCTGATTCTACTGCTGGTGGCGCCTCATTAATCGTTGTGCTGCCCGATGCATTCACCGTTCGAGCGTGCTGATTCGTCAAGCTGCCGCCGAATATCGTACTCAGGACTGTCTGAGTATTGCTTGCCGCATATCCTGCGATGGCCCCCACTAGCCCCGCAACCGCCGCGAGGCCGGCGCCACTCTCCGGGCTGACGTGACCCGACAGGAGCGCCCAGCAACCCAGGAGGATCAACGTCACGACGACCAGAAAAATCGCGAGCACCGCAAACGCAATCTGCCAGAACTCGCGCGGCATGTCTGCCCATGGCGGGCGCGACGGCGGGGTATCGTCACTCACGCCGGAATCTGCTGAAACGCGCCGGTCAGAAATGCCATCGCCGCGCGCTCGCAACGGGCTGGTGTCTGCTGATGCCACTTCGACGCCAGCGCACCATCATGCGCGCCTTGCCAGTCGCCGACCGCCAGGCATCCCAGCGTATGCGGGAAGCCCAGGATGCCGCCAACGCCAAGCTGGAACGCAGCACTGACGACGTAGGCCTGTCGTACGGGGTCGAGCGTGTAAAACGCAGGCCATCGGGCCTTGATGCCATCGCTATGCGAAATGAAATCGGCCGCGAACCATGCAGCGATCTGCCCCTCGGAGAGCATGGTTCCGACGACGAGCGTCGAATCCTTGTGGCCGATGCCGCCCGTGGGGAATCCCAGGGTGTCGAGTTCCACCGGGTTCGATACACCCTCTTCGGCGCGGATCAGGGATTCAGCATCGGTAATCATGTGCTCGGGTTCTTGGTTGTGCGAAGCTTGCCGTCGTCACCAACAATGACGCCGTAAGGGCCGCGTGGTGGCGGAGCGCCAGGCGCAGGCTTGGGCGCTTGGCGCACAACACGCTCCCCGAGCGGTTGCCAAGGCTTCGTTTCGGTCGGTTCGTCGGTTGTGCGCATGGCGGGCCTTTCAATTGCTATGGGTGTTTCCAGCCGCTGGAGACAAGCGCCAGCCACACAATGCCGGCCACCAGCAGCGCCAGGAGGGTGCGGAGCGACCACTTGCCGAATTCGGCCATCTGATCGTTCAGCCACTCCTGAAGCCCTTCTTTCAGGGCTTCTTTCACAGCGCGGCTGTTCGGATCAATGGGCATCACTTTTCGCGGTCGAGCCCCTGCGGGCGTTCCCGCATTGTCGATTCTAGGGGGGTGCATGGTCAATTCCCTTGGCGAATGGTCAATCAATAGCCGCCGAATGACCAGTTCACAGTAGAAGTGTCAGTGCTGCTCGCTGAATTGATGGTGAATGACGATCCATTGGTTACCGTGCCGAGCCTCAAATCCCCCACCGTTCCGGCAGCCGTCGCACGGGAAATCATGATCGGGATGCCCGAATTTACGTTCAGATTGGAAACCGTCGCGGTGCCTGCGACGAGCGTTGCCGTCCCGGACGACGCGGGGATGGAAATGGTCGCACCACCCGTGGCGACGTTGCCATGAGCAAAGACGTTGTTGCCACCTGTTGAAGTGGTGATTGTCGCAGTCGTCGTGATCGTGTTCTTCGCAACAACGTTATTCGTGAATGCGCCGTTCGTCGACCCGGCAATTGTGACAAGCCCATCCTGGAAATAATTCGAATCGTAGCTGAATCCCGATACCGTCGTGTCGGAATAGAGCAGGGTTGGAATGACTTCGAAATAGTTGCCCTTGACGGTCGCGCCGTTGGTTCCTGTGAGGATCAGCCCGAATTCGGTATTCGCTCCACCTTCGAAGGTGTTACCTTCAACGACAGGCGCAAGCGAATTGCCACCCGTCCCGGTGATACGAATCTCCCCGTATCCCCCATGCGCCGTGTCGCAGTTGAAAAACACATTATCGCGGATGCTTATTCCGTTCGCCAAACCGTTCCACAAAATGCCGTCTTGCTTGAGGTTGCCGATCAAACTTTGATAGACATGCGAATTGAAAGAATTCGTTGCGGACACGCCCGCTTTGCCGACCCCGGCAATCGTCATTTTTTCTATGATCGTGTTGAACGCCCCGGAAAGCGTGATCCCGTTTCCGTCCGATCCGTTTCCGAGAATCGCGAATTTGCTGATTAGGACTTGCCCATTCGCAGCGCTCGTCACCTGGAATGCATCGGTGCCTGTCACCGACGTATTTTTGATGATTGTCCCGCCCGAATTCCCGTTCGCAGTCGACCATTCCGGCGAATCGCCGAAGATATTATATCCGCCCACTGTGCTCGTCAGCGTGATCGGGGCAGAAATCAGACAGGGATTCTGATTGAACGGCGCTCCGTTACCCTTCGTGCCGGCCGGAATATAGAGCGAGTGTCTGACACTCGCAGTCACCGCAGCTTGCAGCGCCGTCGTGTCGTCCGTCGCCCCGTCGCACTTCATGCCGAATTGGCGTGCGTTATATTGCGATGGGGGCATCATGTACAGGCGGAACGTGTTCGCTGCAGCGAGAATCGTTCCCCCGTTGTCGGCTGTCGACGTGTCCCCGGAGTTGCAGACGTACAGCGCGCCACCGCCTCCATCCCCGAGCGTGTAATAACCCTGCGCCGAATACACCAACCCGGATACGCAATTGAGCGCGCGTAGCGCTGCGATATTCAACACGGTCTGGACGTGATTGATATTCGCCTCATAGGTGCTCAACCCCGTTCCGCTCACCGTACCATTGAGCACGGATGCGCCGGATGCTGTATGCGTACCAGAGGTCGCCAGTGTCGTAAACGACCCCGTGTTAGCGGCGGATGATCCGATGGCGGGCGGAGATGCCAAATAATTGGTCAGGCCAGCGCCCGACATAGTTCCCGTGAAGCTCGACGTGCCGCCTACCGTGAGGTTCTGGACGGGAAATGTCTGAGCGCCCGCGAGCGCGCAGAAGAAGGCGAGAAATAGGGCGAGTTTTTTCATGGATCAGATTCCCACCCAGGTCAGCACGTCGGACGTGTTCGCGCCGATCAGGTAGAACTGGTTCAGGTTCGAGAGGGGGATGGACGGCGAAGTGGCGCCGGGTGCGAGCCGGTATCCGTTGGCCGTAGTCAAGCCCACAGGGCCGATTTCGATGGCGGCGGCATTGGTCGAGGGAGCGGTGAAGAACACCCCGCTGGTAACCGCCTGCGCCGAAAGCTCAACCGCTGCGGTCGTCGTGGTCTTGGTGCCGGTGAATGGCGCGGCCCCGGAGGCGGCGCCAGCGCCGACGATATAGACGGGAATCGCGGCGGCCGGGTTTCCGACCTGATTTGCGGGATTTGAAGCGGTCATGGTGCCCTCAGGGTGTTCTGTGAATTATCGGGGATATTACCAACCCGTGGCCATCCACGAGACGTAGGAGATATCGCCCTGGACGACGAAGCCGTATTGGGTGATCGAGTCCACGCGAATGGCCGCCGATTGATTGTTTCCCGATGCGACGACCGATGAACAGCCGTTCGGGAATTGCTTCGGGAAGGTGATCGAGGTGGCGACGTTGAAGCCAATCGTTCCGCTTCCACCCTGGACGATGAAGCCATTGCCGGGCGCGGTATTCGGAAGCGCGATGTAGCCGGGGTTCGCCAATTGGGCATACGGGGGCTGTAGAGAGGCCGCAGGCACCGCGCCAACCATGGCCGCCGTATAGTCTCCCGCCTGTGGATTCACGGCACCAGAACGCGGCGAACCCACAGGCCCAAAACTCACCACAGCCGACGTGACCCACTGAATCACGCCGCTGAGGAATGTCAGCACGGAACCCGCCACCGTGGGCGCGGTGATGAAACCTGTCGTGCCTGGCGCGGTTTGAACCAGGAGTTCATTCGCCACGCCGCCCGAAATGCTGCCCGCCGTCCCTGACGCGGGGTTCGTCATGATGTAGGCGCCCAGCGTGGCCGAGTAGACCAACTGGATGGGGTAGCCAGCAGCGGGAATGTCGCCCGCGTTCAGATTCGACCCGCCGAACTTGTGGATGGGGTACGCGGTCTGCGCCAGCGTGCCGAGTGTCAGGGTCAGCGTCACGTTTCCGGTATTCGCGCCGGACGCCTCCACGATAAACTCGAACATATCCGGGACGGTCGTCAGCCCGGACGGCAGCGTGGCCGTGATGCTGTTGACCGTGCCTGCGCCCACGGCATGCAGCAGCGTCCCGGCCTGAAGCTGATCGTTCTGGACGAAGTTGTTCGGGTCGCCCATCGTCCAGAGTTGCGTGGCAATGTCGCCGGCCGCCCAGGTCAGCGCCGTGGTGCCCTGCTGCCCGCGAACGATGGTCAGCGCGTCACCAGAGCGCGCCGTGACCTGGACAATCTCGTTGATGAGCTTTGTCGAGGCGTCGAGAAACGTCATGTAGAACGTCTGCCCCGAAGTAGGATTCGGGAACAGCGCGCCCGTGCCGGCCGCCAGGACGCAGGTCAGCGAAGACGCGGGGATGCCGCTTTGCAGCGTCGTGGCGGCGTTGTTCTTGTACAGAAGGGTGGTCATACGGCAACGCCTGAGGCAGTGACCCAAATGGGCGTGGAAACCTGGGTGCAGAAGATCGGCAGGCCCAGAGTGGTATCGAAGTAGGTCTGATACAGCGTCGGAACAGTCGGGCGCGCGGAGGTGGCGCCGCCCTGGGGCGCGATGGCCGCCGTCTGCGCCCAGGCCGCTGCGACACCCTTGGTGATGAACAGGTTTGCAAAGTCGCCGATGACCCAGGTGCCGGCCGACGTACCCTCTTGCGCGCGCGTCACCGTGAGTACGTCACCTGTGCGTGCCGTGCAGTACATGATTTCGCGCACCGTCCCCGTGGCTTGGTCGAGCAGAGACAGCGGGAATGCCTGCCCCGCAGCCGGCGCCGGGAAGAATACCCCCGAGCCCGTGAACAGAATCACCGTCGTGTCGCCCGGAGCAACTGGCGCCGCAACGGTCGATTTTGCGTTGTTGGTGAATACGAAAATGGTCATGCGATGTTCACCGTATATTGGTACTGGAATGGCAACAGGAGGACATTCGAAATCACTGCCGCGCGAAAAGCCTGCGCCAGCGTAGTATCAGTGTAGACAACCGCCGTCGTATCCGCCTCATTCAGCGACATGCCGTCTTGGTTGAAATCGTTTGCGTTGAAGAACGCGCCGCCTGTCAGGAATCGAACTGAGGAATTTATTGTGATCACGCAGTGGGTAGCCGAGACGAATTGGACGCTCACCTGATACGTCTGGTCAGGAAAAATCTGACCCGTCAGGAATCGCTGAACACGGCGTTTAAGCCAGCGCGTCGTAAATTGGTATCCATCGCCCTTGAACGTATTCCACTGAATGATCCGCTGATAAATCAGGTCGGTTGTCAGATAGGTTTGTGAGCTATTTACAGAGGCAAATCCATTCAGCGGCTCGGTGTTGAGCGCGGCGGTATTCAATGGCCCCACAGGGCGCGGGCCGCCGGAGGATAGGTTCTGCCTTGGAATTCCGTAGATCGATGTGGCGCACCAGTCAAGCAGCGCGCCGGACTGGTTGAGATAGATCGGGAGTTGATACCCGTTGATATCGTCGAGGTTCTGTTGGCTAAGTTGGTTGAATGCTTGGCTCAGTGCGACAATATTCGGATCGTCGGCATATTGCCTATAGACGAAGCTGCCAAGCTGGACAGTAACCTCGCTCACGGCATCAGCCCTGATTCACTGCGATATCCGCAGTTGCCGTGAAGAAATAGCTTTCCGGGTCGCCAGAAATAAGCACACTGCCGGTGGCCGGCGCGACAATGGTGCCGTTGATCGTCACCACGAATTGCAGTTTCGAGATATCCGACTCCGGGATGAACGAAGACACCGCCGTGATGAATGCGTCCTGAAGTTGGAGCAGGCTGATCGATTGGCCCACTGTGATACTGTTGATGTAGGCCACCATGGCGGGCTGAACCGCTGCCGTAACAATAGCTGGCGCCACGAAATTCGCGGTCGCAATGGTGTTCCAGGTGATCCCCAGGCCCACCGTTTGGAGCGCGGGAACCACGAACGTGACGTTGTACGTGTCCGGGAAGTCGTAGATAGCCACGGTTTCCGTGGTGCCATCGGTCGCGGCCGGCTGGAGGATGTTGATGTCCGGCATGGACAAATACAGAGCGCCCGCCACGGAATACGGGTCGCCGCCGCCGACGATGGCCTGCCAGCCGCCGCCAGTCTGCCGGAACGAAATCAGCCGCGCCTGAACGCCCGACACCTGCTGAAGTTGCGTCTTGACGAACTGCGGGGTTCCCTGCGCCGTCGAAAGACCGGCCTGGATGACCTGGGCTTGATAGTCCTGGATCGTCTGCGCTGCCGCGCCCGGGACGCCCGTCGAGGCATTCGTGAAGGTCAGCGCGATTGTGCTGGGAACGCTTGATACTCGCGAGGTAACCGTGTTGACCGGAACCGCCCAAGTGCCCGCCGTCGTCGCGAGACAGTAGACGGGGGCTGTCACGCCGCCTGATGGAATCGGCGTGGACTCCTGCACCGAATATTGGTAAGTGCCATCCCCCACCTTGAAACCCTGATTGACCAGGAAGCCGGGCGTTCCGGTGAACGTCACGTAGACGCTCGTGTTTGATCCGATGCCCTGCTGGACGCCGTACACCTCGCCAAGCTGGATGACGATGGACGGATTCGCGGTGAGCGGGGAAATGCCGTTGAGCAGGTCAACTGCTGCCTGATCCTGGATCGACAGCGCACCCGTATCCGTGCTGGCAACGTCTTCGATCAGCGTGCCCGGCAGGTTCGCGGTCAGGCCCGGAGCGAGTCCTGTCGCCACCGCGATCAGTTGCGCGTTGAGGTCGGCCAGTGGCGTCGGGATCGCGCCTGCGGTGGTGATCGTTGGCATCAGGTG